GAAGCGTTTCTTCTGGGACTCGCTGGACGACTCCTTCAAGGTTCGGACAGAGGCAGCACCCGAGGGCATCCTGCTCCCGGACAGCAAATTTATCGTACACAGATACAAAGCCCGAAGCGGTCATCCGTCGAGAGCTGGCGTCCTTCGTGTCGTGGCGTGGATGTACCTCTTCAAGAACTATGACCTAAAAGACTGGGTCGCCTTCGCCGAGGTCTACGGTATGCCGCTCCGTCTCGGCAAGTATCAGCCGGGAGCGAGTGAGGATGACAAGCTCGCCCTCATGCAAGCCCTCATTCAGATCGGCGCAGACGCAGCAGGAATTATACCGGACGGCACGACGATCGACTTCATCACCACGGAGAAGGCTTCCAGCACGGACTTGTATGAGCGGCTCGCTCGCTACTGCGACGAGCAGATCTCGAAGGCAATCCTCGGACAGACCCTCACCTCGGACTCTGGCGGCGGCAGTTATGCACAGAGCAAGACCCACAACGAAGTCCGGCACGACCTAACCGTCGCAGACTGTAAGGCCCTCGCCTCTACCTTGCGGCGTGATCTCATCCGTCCGCTGGTCATTTTCAATTTTGGAGAGGATAAGCGCATCCCTTACCTTCGCTTTGACTGCGAGGAGTCGGGAGACCTTGAACAGACAGCGAACATTCTCGGGACACTGATCAAAGAGGTCGGCCTAAAAGTGCCGACATCGTACATCTACAAGAAATTCTCTATCCCGAAACCAGAAGGCGACGAGGAGATCGCAGCTCCGGCAGCGCCGCCGATGGGCTTGCCCTTTAAGGCAGACACCCCGGCGCAGCTCGTACTCAAAGGCGAGCAGCAAGCCGACCACGGAACGCAGGAACGCATTGACCGCATGGCAGATGCAGCCGTCAAGCAAGGAGCTGGCGTCTTCAAGAAAGCCTTTGCTCCGGTTCTCAAGTTAGTTGAGAAAGCCGAGAGCCTTGAACAGCTCCGGGAAATGATGGAGGACGACAAGGCAGTCGCCGAGCTCTATGCTTCGATGGATGTGTCGGAGGCGGAGGAACTGCTTCAAAAGGCTATGCTTTACGCAGACCTTGAGGGGCGGGTGAATGGTCAATGATAGACGTTGAGGCTCTGCTTGCACGGAAAGACATAACCTTCGAGGAGGCCGTGGACTACTTCAAAGAGCGTGTCCCTGTCACAGCCTCGCAGTTCTACAAAATAGCGGAGGAGTACCGAACTCTCGCCTTTACCGTCAGCGGCTACGCCTCGGTGCAGATCCTTAAGCGGTTCTATGAAGAAATTCTTGCGGCGCTGGAAGAGGGAAACACCCTTCAAGAGTTCCGGGCGAATATGAACGACTTCTTAGAAACGGAAGGGTACGAGGGTATAACGCCGCTGCAAGCGGATAACATCTTTCGCACCAACATACAGACGGCCTACAATGTCGGGCACTATGAGCAGATGTCAGATCCCGCTGTCAAGGAGCTCCGCCCCTACTGGGAATACGACGCAGTACAGGACACGCACACCCGGCGCAGTCATCTCGCAATGGATGGAAGGGTATTCCCCGCTGACTCCCCTGTCTGGGACACATGGTTCCCGCCTAACGGGTTTAGATGCCGCTGCACAGTACACAGCCTATCGAAACGACAAGTCGAGCAGCGGGGGTTAAAGGTCGAAACGGAAGTTCCGAGATCGGCGACACTCGCCGATGGGCGCTTTGTGAGTATCATGCCTGACCCCATGTTTAATACCAACCCGGCGAAAGTGAGGTTCAAGCCGAACCTTGAAGGCTACCCCGAGCCTCTCCGCAGGGCGTACGAAAAGAGGCAAAAGGCAAAATAACGCCACAAGCCCCGCAGAAGCCCTTAGAACGACGCAACGCCTCGGGAGTGTAATTCTTCGGGGCGAAGATATAGGGGGGCGTTATCACGCAGATTAACGCCGTTACAGGGCAAATCAAAAGCACACGGAAGGAGGACAACGCAAAATGAAGGGTTTTTACATCCTAAAGGGGGGCGAGGTCGATGTAGGAGAGGCCCCGGAGGTTATCTCCATTCTTCCACTCGGGCACGTTAAGAGCTCGAAGGGAGAGTTCGAGGTTGACGCAGAAAGTCTTGAGGCTATGAAGCAAGGGATCGCCCAACGTGGCGTCGATCTGGTGGTCGATTATGAACACCAGACGCTCAAGGGAGTACAGGCTCCCGCTGCTGGCTGGGTCAAAGCGCTCAGAATGGGCGACGGCTGCATCGAAGCCCTTGTCGAATGGACGGAAACGGCGGCGAAATATCTTAAGAACAAAGAATACCGATACCTCTCCCCGGTCATTACCGTCCGCAAGTCGGACGGCAAGGCGACGGGCCTGCACTCGCTGGCTCTCACCAACACCCCGGCGATCGAGGGCATGACCCCGATCGTCAACTCTGATAACTACAACGAAGGAGGACAACACAACATGAACGAATTTTTGAAGAAGCTCGCCGAGCTGCTGGGCCTCGGAGAAGACGCCACCGAAGCGGATGTCGAGGCGGCGCTCAAGGCTTGCACGGAGGAAAACAAGAGCCTCAAGGATAAGGCGGCACAACTGCCCGAAG